TGCCTGTTTCTTTGTCAGTTTAGGGTTGTCCATCATATACTTGTTTATTAGCACTGTTGCTTCTTCCGGGGTTATAACCATATAACCTTAATAGTATCAATTGATATATAAATATTCTGATGCAAACCTTTATATAATACGGTATATTGTAAATAATATGAATGCAGCAATTTATGCAAGAGAGAGTTCTTCTGATACTAATAAAGCTCCCGATATTGCTACCCAAATAGAAATAGGTAAGAAGAGGCTAAAAGAAGAGGGTCATAATGTTGTTTTTGTTTTTGCTGATAATGGTTTTTCTGGTGGTGACTGGAATCGTCCAGAGTGGAATAATGCAGTAAGAAAGGCAAAGGGCCATTTCTATAAACTACTATGGACCTGGAATCAGGATCGTCTTGCAAGGGACACAGAACAGTTTTTATGGTTTTATAGGCAATTAAGTAGTTCTCATGTAAAAGTATTATCAGAGACGGAAGGAGACATTAATATGGATACTGCTGGTGATAGGATTAAGCATACTTCACTAGCTATGGCCGCCGAAACTTTCAGGCTAATGACTTCTGATAAGGTTAAGAGGACCTATCAGAATAAGAAAGCAAAAGCTGAAGCAAAGGGCGAGAAAGTGGTTTGGGGAAGAAAGCCCGGTAAATATGATATTGATAAAATACTAAGATTAAGGAATGAAGGTTTGGGCTATAAAAGGATAGCTAATGAACTTGGAAACTGTTCATACCAGACAGTAAGGCGTACATTACAAAATACCCCTGAAGAATCTACACATAAAAAGGAGGAAAATCAGGGTACTTAAACATTCACCCTATTTTGTAAACTATAGATTTAGTATTGGGGGTTTTACTGAAAAGATGAAAATTAAGATTAAAGATTCGAATAAACAACTAAATAATGCCGAAAAAAGAAAATAAAAAAAGGTGATAATAATGCCGCTACCAAGACCTTGTACTAAGTGTGGAAAGAGATTTCAGCCTAAAGGCAAGAAGGAGCGCGTATGCGATGTATGCCTTAAAGATATAAAAAATGTAAATTTTATAAAGTTGATTTGTCGTAGAAAAGGTATAACATTAAACAAATTAAACAATATATGGTGACTAATAATGGATTGGCTTTTTTGGTTATGCGTTACTATATTTAGCGTTATGCTACTAATTGTATGGCGGTACATGAAAAGGGCGCAAGGGCATTAGAATGAAAAGATTAGATTTCTATAAGAGGGATAATAGTATGGGGGAGATAAACGGAACTCTATTAATAAACAAAAAAATCTGTTATTTCAAATATAACCAATCACAACAAGCACAGGCTATGATGGAAAGCTTGCAATCAAAGGGAGCAATAATAACTCCAGGAAGAAAATCTATACGAGTAAATCTTTTTGGTGATAACAAGGAAGTTAAGATGGGTGATGAACAATTCAATGTTGACGAGAAGACCGATGAAGAGGTTGAGGATATACTAATAAAATTCTTTGGCCTTAAATATTCCCAAGCAGGCTTCGTTTGTGAGGTGAGAGATGAATAATTTTTTTAAGAAGATTATGGAAGTCATGCTATCATTTTTACTAATTATAGGCGGTTTATTTGTTGGAATGTATGGATTTATGATTTTCATTTCATTGTTATTAACACCAGTAATAACTGTTTATAATTCGGCTGCAACAATATATATGTACAATAACGACTCTAGTGTTTGGCAAAGCGCCGCAAATTTTGCTAGTGGATACGTTAGAGCTTGGGCCTTATTATTGTCCGGACTTTTCATAATACTTTTCGTGAAACTAATTAAAAAAAGGATTAGGGTTTGAATGTTTGAAAATAAAGTCCAGAAAAAGAATCCACTAAACTTATTTTTCAGTCTTGGAGATAAGGTTACTGGCGGAGATCCTGTTAGGAAGGCAGAGTTCGATTATTATATGATGTGGATTCTTTTCTTGGCTTTTTTGATTATGGGAATAAGGAACATAACCTTTTTCTTCTTGACATATGATTTGAGTTATCTTACGTGGGCATTGATAGGTTTTGCTATTTCATATTTTCAGTATTTTGGCTTGGTAGCATTCTATCAAAGAAAAAATTCTGTTAAGGGCGTATACAATAATGAAGAAAGCCCTGAAAAAAATGATAAGGAGGTTAGTGCTAAAGAAATTTTGGCAGAGTTTGATGATGAATGAAAATTTTAATAAGACACTTGAAGAGCAAGAAATAGAAAGGCTAGAAAGGGCTGTTAGTGATTCAGAGAAAAGGCTTAACTATCAAAGAAAGATACAGCAATTAAAACAAATTAAGCAATCTATAGACGAACAAAATCGAAGCCTTAACGGCCCAAGATATTTTTCTAACTTTAATAAAGATAAATTAAAGTTTTGGGCAATAGCCGCTGTTTGTTCGATAGCAGCATCAGTAATATTATTCAGGGTTATAGAAAAGCTTTTTTAGAATGACGAATATAAATGAAACAAAATACGGCATAGCTTATAGGATAAAAGACGATATATATATAAACAATAATCTAAAAAAATATCCAGATCTTCGCAAGGCAATTATATCTCACGAGCTTAAGCATAGCAAGGGCTTCACCAAAAAGGATATAGCAATCGACATATTCAATGACGACTTAGAAAAATTTAAAAAACAATATTACGCATTCATATTAACACACCCAAGCACCTGGACAGAGTTTTTACCAATCACTATAAAGAAAAAAACCATAATAATTAATCCAATAATGATATTATTTTGGATCATAACCATAGCCTTCATACTCTTTGTATACTTTGGAATAAAATGAAAACACAAAACATAACAATCGCAATACTTATAATCTGCATAATAGTTTTGGCTTCATTATCAATAATGATTTATTATAAAGGAAAAAATAATTCTTGTTCTGTTTGCGAGATAGAGTTCAAACAACACAAGAGAGCTGGGATGAATATAGATGATAATTTTAATTTTAAGATACGCGCCGAAGATTTGTATACGAATCTAAGCAAAGGGCATTGTCTTGTTAAGTGGGATAATGTTCAGGGGCATATCAGAAACTGATAATTGATTATTATAACATTCTTGTTCATAATATTCCATGAACCTTCCTATAGTATAAGTCTTATCATCTATCTCAAATCGACAATGCTGGCAAGGATTAGTTTTATATGTATTATAAGAATACAAGAATGCCAACATGGTTATTATTAATATAACTTTCAATGTCTTAATCCATCGCGCCCTATTCATTTTGTTCTTCATCTACCGAGCTGGCCACATCATCATAATCATCATTTACAATACATTTATTATTAATATTTGGTCCTTTAACTGCGACACCATCCCTCATTTTACTTAGCCATCTTTTGCCTGTTGAAAGACTAATGCCAAAGATAATAGACAATTTTTCTATTGTTATGTTTTCAAGATTGTTATAAACCCTATAAAATGCTTCCATCATACCCTCTCTTCTTGCTTCATCGGGAGTCATACTAAGCGCCTCTTCTTTTTCATAATTAAGCATATCTTCATATTTCATTTTTCTATAATTCTCGTCCTCATCTTTACAGTTTGGGAAGAAGAAATAGCTTCCAGCAAAATGTCCAGGGAAGTCATACTTGTGAGCATCATAATTCCATTCTTTTTTACCCTTAAGATATAATAATTTTTTCTTCCTAGGCCCATAAAAATCAAATCTTCCTCGATCGTATTCTCCCATGAATTTTACATTCAGAAGAGCATGACTACGGTTTAGTGCATAGAATTTATTCAATTCAAAAAAGCTTGGAGTTATAAGTATTAATATTTGATTTAATTGTCTACATTTTCTGAAATATGTCCTGAGCTTTTTAGATATTTCCTTCATACTATGCTCTTTAAGATCATCCGATTCATCTAATACTATAACAGAATATTTTGGTAGTTCGAAGCTTCTCTTTTCTAAATCAGCGGCAGAAAAAACCATATTCCTAGAAGTAAATGTATTATTTTCACCATGAATCTGGTTAATTTTATAAGTAAGATAGCATCCTATATGAGTTGCAAGAGTACTTTTTCCGTTACCAACTTGGTCGTTACCAGATATTATTCCCAAGAAATGCATGTCTTTAGCGATTTTTAATGCCCAAATATCAAGATTCTCTGCCAATAAGTCTTCTACAAATGCTCCTTCTGTTCTTTGACCTTCATATGTTCCTAGTGGAAAATGTTCTGTTGCGAATTTCATTTTAATTAATTATAGCCTTACCTTTATTTTCTGCATTCTTTGTTAGATAGCCATGCTTTTTTGCTAGTGACCTTAGTTCCTCATCAATCCTGTTAAGTTCTAAAAGTTTTGCCCTGTTGCTTTTTGATGTCATTGGTATTATTTTAAACAATTTTTCTATTTTTTCCCTAATCTGTTTCTCTTTAGTTGTTAAATCTGAAGAAATTTCTAGGTAATAATCATATATGTAATCAATCATAACATCCAATTTTTTTTCATGCCTTGAATTATTAAGTTCGTCAGTAGTCTTGCTCAATCTCTTTAGAACCGCCACCATAGAGTTGAATTCTATAGTCTCATTGTTTTCACTCATGAAAATACTAAAATACCAAAATTTATAAAGTTTACAATTCTTATAAATGAATGAAAAAAACAAGAAAATTAGAGACGCAAATTTCTAATGCCTGACTTGCTTTCCAAAAAGCAAGATTTAGAACTAATAATTCCATTCTTAAATAAAAAAATATCATTAATAAAAACAGAAAATAAATACTGGTGGACGAATAATGAAAAGTAAAAAAATATTATTAATATCAATATTTTGTGCATTATTATTAATTGGATTTTTGTTTTTAATTGATAACGAATATGTCATAGAAGAAAAATCAAAAAGCCTCGGTGTGTGTTATGGTCCAGTTCCAGATGGTTATAATGAGTCTAATTATCATCTAAATTGTGAAATGGTGAAAGACAATGGCTGATAATGATTTTGTTGGCCCCCCTTCTCCATCAAAAAATGAGCTAAGGCGTAGAACATTTGTTGGTCCGCCAACAAGAGAAGAGTTCGAGAAGGGAATGACTGGCACAAAAGAAATAACTCCCGAAGTTAAAGAGTTCTTTGAAGGTTTGCCCAAAAAGCCCTCAAGGTCGAGTAGTGGTGGTGGGTCAGATTTTGTTGGTCCGCCAACAAGAGAAGAATCAAAGAAAAGGTCGGAAGAGGAGAAGAAGAGGAAGGCGGAAGAGGAACAGAAGAGGAGGGTGGAAGAGGAGAAGAGGAAGGCGGAAGAGAAAAAAAAGCAAGAAAAATTAAGAAAGGCGGTAGAGCAGGAGAAGATAAAACAAGAAGAAAGAACAGCAATAATACTAAAAAAACAAAGAGCAGCCAAAGTAGACACAAAACTTCCTGTAGGCCCACCATCTCCAGTCGAAGCGACGCCTAAAATAATTGGTCAAAGAGAGTATGTTACTCAAAGAGTTCCAGCATTCGGAACAGTAATGCCAGAAGATGTAGCAGGATTCAGGGAAGAGTTGCAGATTAGGGACATAGAACCCGACTTTGATCGTGGAATAGTTAGAAGAGCCGAAGAGTATATTCCGATTGCTGGAATACCATTAACGGCATTAAGAGAGCCAGCATATTTGCCTGATAGTGAAAGCGTAGAAAAGTTTAACGAGCTAATAAAGTCTCCTAAGCCAGGCGCTGCAAAAGAATTGACAGATTTCTTGAGAGAACAGCAGGCAGAATATAAGAAAGATGTGGGTGAATACAATGAACTATCATTAAGGTTACAGGCAAAGGCAGACTCTGTAACACAAGAAGACATTAATAAGGTAAACGAAATAGCCAACAAGCTAAACATTGAACAATTCACTTTAAGGGGCTTATTGCAAGAAAGAACCGATAAGGCGGCTGAAGAGGGAAAAAAGGTAGAGATTCTTGGCTTAAAAGTAGACCCTAAGACTGCAAGAAGGGCATTAATAGCCTCAAAGGCAGGCTATAAAGTATCAAAAGAGTTATTAGCATTCGAGGCGGCGGCGGCATTGGGTGCGCCACTCGTAGCCAAAACCGGAATCGGTGCGAGAGTTTTGAAATCTACTCAAAAGGCAAGCCCAGTATTAGTTCCACTCATAGCAAGCGGAATATCTGTAGGTGCCGGCGTTCAAGAATATAAGAAATATGGTGATATTGGTGACGCTATAGCAGCCGGGGCTGGAGCTGGACTAGGATTTTTGACTCCATTGGGTGTTTCTGGTGCTGGAAAAGCGTTGACAACTCAAAGAAATTTAAAGAATTTGAATAAGGTAAAACCAATATCTAATAATTATGTAATAAAAGACGGAGACGATTTGTATCTAATAAGCACATCTACTCGTAATACTCCAAAGCTTACAAGCATTAATCGAGCTACATACAAAATAATACCAACAAAAGAGGGTTTTATAATTAGAAGAGGGGAAGGTTTCTTGACAATATCAGAAGCAAAAACCGGGAAAGTTTTGTCTGGTAAGCAATACGAATTTGGAGGCTTTGGAGAAAAGCTTAAGTCTCCAATAAGATTCAGAACTATTAAAACAAAAATAGATGGAAAACCTTTTGATATAAAGACAGAGAAGCAGCTTAAAGATTTAGCAGCGCAGAAGGGAAGAATAGTAATAGATACAGGCGACAAGGTTGTTAGTAAACCATTCCTAACTCTATCAAGGGCGCAAGGTGATAAGACGATATCTTTATCACAGAAATTAGAGAAGGGGCTTGTTAAAAGGACAGACGAAGTAGAATTAATAAAGGACATTCAGACTGGAGAGCTTGTTTTTTATCCTAAATATTCTAGCGTTAAAACAAGATTTACGCCACAAACAGGAGGATTCGCGCAAGAAATATCAAAAGAACAATTAGCGCTAATGACAGGGAGAACTAAGGTGGAATTGTCAGTATTAACCAGAGGGAAACCTTCCTCGCGAGTAAAAACAAAAGACCTCATATCATCTGCTGCTGATAATAGCGGTAGAATATTGAAAGGAAAAGGCGGATCTAAAGAAATACTAAACCCAAGAAGTAAAACATCTAGAGTAATATATGAAGTAAAACCACAATTAACAGACAGACCA